GTGCCGGCGCTGTGGTGTGCATCGACGGCCCGCTCACCTACAGCGGGTGGCCGTTCTGCAGCTACGACGGGATCCGCGCATGCGTGGCGGCTGCGCTGGCGAGCCCTGCGACCTGCGTGGTGTTGAAGATCAATAGCCCCGGCGGCGAAGTGGCCGGCGCCTTCGACTGCGCACGCGCGCTACGCGCGATGGCACGCGCCGCCGGCAAGCCGCTACTCGCCTTCACCGACGCGCAAGCCGCTAGCTCGGCGTACGCACTCGCGTCCGCCGCTGATGCCGTGTGGGCGAGCGCTACGGGCGTCGTCGGAAGCATCGGCATTGTGGCTGCCGAAGTCGACGCAACCCGCGCCGACGCGATGCTCGGCGTGGCGTTCGCGGTCGTCACGAGCGGCGCGCGCAAGTCGGACGGCAACCCGCACGTGCCGTTCAGCGAAGACATGCTGCGCGCGGTGCAAGCGCGCGTCGATGAGGCGGCCGGCGTGTTCTTTCAGCTGGTGGCCGATCACCGCGGCCTCGGCGTCGATGCGATCGCTGCGCTGCAGGCGGGAGTTTACTTGGGCGCCTCGGCGCTCAACGCTGGCCTGATCGATCGCGTTGCGTCGTGGGACGACGTGGTGAGCGCGGTCGCCGATGGCAGCCTCGTGGCGACCGTGAGTGACAGCGCTACGCTACAGACGAGCGCTATAGCTGCGCAGGAGAGCCCCCGAATGGCCGACGACAAGAAAGACGATAAGGACTCCGCCCCGAAAGAGGATGCGGTCCGCGCTGCGCTGGTGACGGCAGCGGCTTCGGACGATCCCGACAAGGCGGCGAAGGCCAAGGCGGCGCTGGCCGCGTACGACGGCGACTCCGACGAAGGCGACGACAAGAAAAAGAAGGACGGCGACAGCGCGTCCGCGGCTTCGGCCTCGGCGGCGGCCGGCGCCCTCGGCGTGCTCACCGCGCAGGTCACGGCGCTCAACGCGCGACTCGAAGCCTCCGAAGTCGAGCGCAAGCGCCTCGCCGAGGCGGACGCCGCTGCAAAGGCGGCCGCCGAACGACAGGCGCTCTACGCCTCGCGCCCGGATCTCGGCGCCGACACGATCAAGGCGCTCGACGCCATGACGCTCGAGCACGCGCGCACGACGCTCGCGCTCATCCCGAAGGGCCCGGCGGTGACGAACCCCGTCGCGCCGCCCGTCGTGACCCCGACTCTCGGCGCCACCCAAGGGCAAGGCAGCGGCAGCGTCGTTACGCCGGGCGCCGTGCCGATCAATTCGCTCTCGGAGCGCATGGGCATCGTCAAGCCCAACACCATCATGGGCTGCCGCGACGACGGAGCCGTTTTCTACCTCGGCGTACCGGTGCCCGCGGCCGCGCCAGCCCCGAAGGGATCCTGATCCATGACCGCTCTCGCAAACGCAGCGGTGCGCCGCTACAAGAAGTTCGACACGATCGAGCTCGCCTCGAAGCAGGAGGCCGTATTCAAGTCGGGGATCGCGTGCTTCGACACGTCGACCGGCTTGGTGGCCAAGGCGTTCGTGTCGGTCAACCTGAAGCCCATCGGGTGGTTCGCCGACAGCAAGGACAACTCCGCGGTCACGTCGCCGACCGTGGTGGTGGAGCTGTTCCGCGAAGTCACGGCTGTGTGGCTGAAGAACGACGGCACCGTCGTCGCCGGCACGATCGGCAATCTCTGCTACTTCATCGACGATCAGACGGTGTCGAACACCGATAACACCAACACGCGCAGCGTCGCCGGGCGCGTGTGGGCGATCGACTCGACGCTCGGCGTGCTCGTCCAGATGACCGTGCCGAACGGCGATCGCCTCGGCGGCCTCGACGCCTGATCACTGACCTGAGGAAAGAAAGACAACCCCAATGGGACAGCTGACCCCGCAATTCCTGTTCGATCTCGAAACGAACATGAAGGTGATCTCGTCGCAGGCCTACGCGAATCTCAATCGAGAGTCGCTGTGGTCGCGGTTCGCGAAGCGCATCCCGAGCATGAAGCGCAAGGAGCGCCTGATCTGGTTCCTCGACAGCGCGCAGATCCGCTACGTCAACCGCCTCGGCGGCGAGCGGCAGTTCGACGACATCCTGTCGACCACGGTCGAGTACGAGTCGAAGGCCGCGACGGCGGGACTCGAGCTGCGCAAGCCGCAGCTAGACGACCTGGACGGCGACGGCGTGTCCCTCGCGACGCACTGGGCGCGCGGTATCGGCGAGTACGCGGCGTACTGGCCCGAGAAACAGGTGTTCTCGGCCGTGCGCAACGGCGGCCTCTCGACGTCGCTCGGCTACGACGGGCAGATCTTTTTCTCGAAGGCTCACCCGGTCAACCCGTTCGACACGAGCGTCACATTCGCCAACGACTTCACAGGAGCGGCGGCCTCGACGCCATCCACCGATCCGCAGGACGCGCAGTACCCGGGTGCGCTGCCGATCGACGAGTCGGTGACACTCGACGTCGCCGTGGCCAACATCGGCAAAGCGATCGCCTACATCCGCGGCATCAAGATGCCAAATATGGAGGATCCCCGCAAGCTGCGCGTCGGATTCATCGCCGGGCCTCCGCGGCTCAGCGCGCGCCTCGTGCAGATCTGCAACGCCGAGATGATCGCGCAGGCAGCGACCGCTGGCGGCGGTGGCGCCAACATCGAGGCGGTGATCCGCAGCTTCGGATTCGGGCAGCCCCTGATCGTTGACGAGCTCGGCGCGTCGATGCCCAACGGCTCAGACACCACGTGGTACATGGGCGTTGAGGAAGTTGCCTCGGACGAGCTAGGCGGCCTCGCGTACATCGACCGCGCCCCGTTCCAGATGACCACGATCGGATTGCTCACCGATGCTGAGCTAGCACGCTCGCGCACGTTCCAGTGGCAGACCGATGGCCGCAACGTCGTGACGTACGGGCACCCGTACAAGCTGTTCCGCTTCCAGCAGACCTGATCGCAGGGCGGCAAGTAGCCGCCACACGGCTACGCATCGAAGGGCCCGAACAATCGAGCTGCAGGAGGTAGCCGACCATGGGCTACCTCACTGTATCCGAGTTCAAAAGCCTCACCATTGCGCCGGCCGCATATGTCGACGCCATCGAGGCCGCCGAAGCCGGCTGGACGCTCGCGCAGCTCAACAGCCTGTCTGGCTGGATCGACGGGCGGCTGCGCAAGCGCTACGCCGCGCCGTTCACTGCGCCGGTGCCTGAGACGGTGAGGCAGTGGCTCGCTGCGCTGGTGACGCACGTCGTCTACCTCAAGCGCGGCGTTGACCCAACCGACCGCGAGATGGGCAACGTCGTCGCCTGGCGTGACGAGGCGCGCGCCGAGATCAAAGAGGCCGCCGACTCGAAAGACGGGCTGTTCGATCTGCCGCTGCGCGCCGACACGACCACCACCGGCATCGTGAAGGGGGCGCCGCTGGGCTACGCCGAGGCGTCACCGTACACGTGGAGCAAGCTGCAGCGCGAAGCGGCCGAGGACGACCCCACGTGAGCAACGACGACGCACTTGCGCTGGTGGGCGCGCAGATTGCACGTCTGCACGCCGCAGGGCAGGCCGCCGAGGAGGCCGCGCCCGACGTCGCGCAGGCGCTGCGGCGCGAGCTCGACGCCAACATTGCCGCGGGCGTCGACCCCGGCGGCAAGGCATGGCAGCCGACCGCCGACGGCCACAAGCCGCTGCGAGGCGCCGCCGACAACCTGAGCGTGCGTGCAATCGGACGTATCATCGTGGCGCGCCTCACCGGCTACCACGCGCGGCACCACTTCGGCGACGTGCGCGGCGGCGTGCAGCGGCAGATCCTACCGTCACGCAGCCAGCTCGGGCCGCTCCTGCGCGCGACACGCGACGTCGTGATGCGCAAGCTGGCCACGCACCTACGTGGAGACGGCTGAATGGCCGTGATCCTCGCCCTCGAGAAGCTGTTCGACGACGTGCAGGCGCGGTTCGCTGTGGAGACGCCCGCGCTGGCGTCGGCGAGTTTCTTTGGGTGGCGCGAGCCGCCGCGGCAGGGCACGCCAACCTCGCGCATCGTGTGGGTGCCCGGCGATCCGCGTGGCGCGCTCGGTGCGGTGGGCCCCGCGCGCTTCCCCGGCGGCTCCGCGCAGCGCCCGCGCCCGCTCGCTACGCTTCACGAGCTTTTCTACGTGGAGATCTCGGGCGCCGACGCCACCGCGCCCGACAACGAGCGTGCGCAGTATCACGCCACGCGGCTGCTGTTCGACGCCTGGCTGCGCGCGGTGTATCTCGCCGCCTACGGAACGTTTGCGATCGTGAGCGCCGAGTGGATCGGCGTCGCCGACCGTGCGCAGCGGCGCTACGGCGCGGCGATCCGGGTCGTCGGAACCATCGACGCGAAGGTGCCTGACTCCGCGCTCACCGCGGCCGACGCGAAGCTCGGCGCCGAGCTCGATCTCGCCGAGCTCAGCGTCACCGATCACATCTCGATTCCGCGCCCCCCGTGAGGCGACGCGCGCGCGTCGCCTCACGCACGAGCGTGAGGCACACGGCAGCGCTACGCTGTCAGTGAGCCATGCTGCAGGTCGTCAACGTCAACGAGCTCGATGGGGCCCTCGGCACGCTGCCGGCGGGGGTCAAGGCGCCTGCGTTCGTGGGGGTGTGCGACACCGGCCCGATCGCGACGCCCGCAGCGTACAGCTCGATCAAGAGTCTCGTAGCCACGTTCGGCGGTGGCCCCAACATCGAGGCGGCCGCGTACTTCATACAGAATTACA